AGCCGATTACGTCGCGGAGTGGATAGACGCGCTAAAATATGAGTATGACGTGGTGAAAATCGCAGCAGACAGTTACAGATGGTCGATTCTATCCCGCGCTTTGGGGCAAATCGGATTCGACGCGAGGGACCGCGAGCAGGTCAAGCTGGTCAGGCCGTCAGATGTTATGTACGTACAAGGCAAGATTGATTCGCTGTTCAACAGCGGTAAAATCGTGTGGGGCGACGACCCTCTAATGCGCTGGTTTACGAATAACGTTAAGTTGGTATCAGCTCCAAATAACAACTTCAAATATGATAAAATCGAAGCGAAGAGCCGCAAGACAGACGGCTTTATGGCCTTTGTCCACGCCATGACGATTGAGGACGCTATACCTGAGTATTACGAACCTGTATATTTGGAACCTATCGTTTTGTAAGGAGGTGACAATATGGGATTTAAAGAAAAGGTGTTGGATTTTCTCTCGAAGCCGGTGGAGATTGGCGATTATGAAACCCTTGGCGTTAAGTTCAGCGAGCAGGCCGCGCTGCGTGACCTCGCCGTACACGTCGCAATATCTTATATCGCAAACGCTATCTCTAAATGCGAGATTAAAACGTATGAAGACGGTGAAGAGGTCCAGAACGAGCTGTATTACATGCTCAACGTGAACCCTAATCCCAACCAGAACAGTAGCCAATTCATGAACGAGCTGGTAGAACGCCTGTTCTATAAGGGTGAAGCACTCGTTGTTCCATGGCGCAAGAAGTTCCTGTACGTCTCTCGCGGCTGGAGCATGGAAGAGGTGCCGCGCAGGGAGAATCTGTTCACCAGCGTTGACATTGAGGGCGAGAGCCTTAACCGGAAGTTCAAATCAAGTGATGTTTTCTATTTCAAGCTTGACAACAAGCACGTAAGGCGGCTTATCGATTTGATGTACAGCGACTACGGCGCGCTTATCGATGCTGCCATGAAGTCATTCAAGGCGAAGAGCGGCGAGAAGTGGAAGTTAGCCCTCGATAACTACGCTGCCGGCGACCCTAAGTTTAAGCAAGATTACGAAAACGTTATCAAGAAGCAACTAGAAGTATTCTTAGAGTCGGATAGGGCTGTGTACCCGCAGTTCAGGGGTACGGACTTGCAGCTCATGACCCAATCAGGCGGTGCCACGAGCGCCGACGTGGTGAGCCTGCGAAAAGATGCGTTCGAGACTGTTTCCCAAGCGTTTCATATTCCTTTGTCCATGATGCAAGGCAATATCACAAACGTAAATGATGTTGTGAAGCAATTCTTGACGTTCGCTGTCGAGCCTGTGGCCCAGATGATTTCCGAAGAGCTGACTCGCAAGACCACCGATTACGAGACGTGGAAGAGTGGAAATCATGTGAAGATTGACACTACCACCATCAATTCTGTTGACATTCTCGAAGTGGCCGACTCCATCGACAAGCTAATCGGTTCCGGCGCATTCACGATTAACAACGTGCTTAAACGCTGCGGTTATGATATTATCGCGGAAGATTACGCAGATAAAAGATACCTTACGAAGAACTACGGCTCGATTGAGAACGTCACTAACCCGCTGGAAGGGGGTGAAAGCGAAAATGAAGCCTAAGAAGTACTTCAGCCTTGCCAAGGACGGGCGCAATGTCGATGTTATGATTTATGGCGATATTGTGAGCTATAAGTTTCTCGATTCCGACGTGACCGCCTACGACTTGGCGCAGGCGATTGATGATTTGACCGATATAGACACCATCACGGTAGGAATTAACTCCTACGGTGGAGATGTGGCGCAGGGCCTTGCCATCTACAACGCCCTGAAGCGCTCGCCCGCGCAGGTCGTGACTCGCTGCGATGGATTCGCGTGCTCCGCTGCATCCGTGGTTTTCGCCGCTGGCGATTCGCGTATCATGTACGATTCGTCACTTATCATGATTCATAACGCATGGACCTATGCAGAGGGCGATGCGAACACAATGAGAGACGTTGCCGACATGCTGGATAAGGTCACGGAACCTTCAATCAAGGCGTACAAATCCGTCATGGACCTTACAGAGGACGAAATCCGCGAGATGATGGACAAAGAGACGTGGATTACTGCGGACGAAGCGTTAGAGTACGGACTCGCAACGTCTATCATTAAGGAAAAGACCGATAAGACGGCCCAGAGCGCCCGAAAGGCGGTATATCAGATGATTATCAACCCCTATCAGGCGGCGGACGATGAAGAAATCAAGTGCGCCGGTGAGGATGAGGACGAGAACACCGCCCCAGACCCCACCGACGATACCGAAACGACCGCCGAGAACGACAATTCGGACGATAATCCCGGTACTGAGGACGATAATCCCGATACGTCCGACGATAATACCGACGATTCGACCGATGAAGATAAGGCGAACCAGATGGTTTGCAATTTCCTTAACGCGATTTTTCGCTAAATAGAACCTAAAGGAGGTTTACATAATGATTAAGTTTAAGAACGAGCAGGCCGCTAGCCTTGAGATTGCGCAGGCTATGAAGAGCGGAGACGAGAAGCAGATGGCGCAGGCGTGGAAGAACTTCCATGACTCCATCGCCCAGCAGATTAAGGACGATTTCGCCGAGGTCAACGCTTCCAACGATGCGGCCATCCTCGCCCAGCGCGGTTACCGCCAGCTGACCAAGCAGGAGACCAATTTCTATAACGCCCTCATTCAGGGCATGAAGACCGGCGATATGAAGCAGGCGTTTATCGAGAACGTCATCGACACCGGCACCGGTGAGACCAACGCTGACGATAAGCTCGGTATCATGCCCGAGACGATTGTCGAGGACGTTTACCGTAATTTGCGCGATACGCACCCGCTGCTGAGTAAGATTAACATGCAGTATGTCGGCTACTCCACCAAGTGGGTTGTCAATGATGCGACCTCGCAGCTCGCCAAGTGGGGCAATATTACGGACGAGATTGACAAGGAAATCAAGGGCGCACTGAAGGTTATCGACATTGACCAGAACAAGCTTTCGTGCTACTGCTTCATCGAGCGCGGTATGCTCGACCTCGGCCCGACGTTCCTTGACGGCTATATCCGTGCCATTCTCAAAGAGGCCATGGCTAACGGTCTGGAGTACGGCGTTGTGAAGGGTACCGGTTACAAGGAGCCTATCGGTCTTATCCGCGACATTCACGAGGGCGTGAGCTTCACCACATCCACCGGCTACCCCGAGAAGTCAAGTGGTCAGGGCAAGTACACCGCGACCTCTTTCGAGACCGCAGAGTACGGCGAGCTTGTGTCCCACCTTGCCAAGACCGAGAAGAACGCCCCCCGAAACTTCGACCATGTTGTTCTTGTGTGCAACCTTGTCGACTACTTGACTAAGGTCATGCCCGCCACCACCGTCCGTACCCCGCAGGGTACCTACGTTAATGATGTGTTCCCGTTCCCGACCGACGTTGTAGTGTCCAATCAGATGGATACCGGTAAGGCCGTCATGTTCGTTGAGGACGAATACAAGCTCTTCGCTGGCGGTCAGCGCGGTCAGGTCATTGAGTACAGCGACGATTACAAGTTTATCGAGGACTTGCGTTACTTCAAGGTCAAGCAGTATGCAGACGGTCGCGCCTTCGACAACACGTCCGCGATTCTCCTTGACATTAGCAACCTTGAGCCGACTTACACCACTGTCAAGATTGCCGACCAGCCTATTTCGACCACCGTCGAGGGCACTGTCGAGACCACGCCTTCCGCGTAAGGAGGGGTTGAAAAATGGCTGACACCCTCACCGACAAGGTGAAAAGGAAACTTGATATCACGTGGGATGATGCGGGAACCAATTCCCGTATCGATGACATAATGAATAACGCTAAGACTACGCTTGCCTTCAAGTTGGGTGTGGCCGATTCGTCCGTTTTCGAGCAGCCGGGCCAAGAGCAGCAGTTGTTTTTGGCCTACTGCTTCTATGAATGGAACCATGCGGTAGATGATTTCGATAATAACTATCGTAATGAAATCTTGCAGGTTCGCATGAAAGCCGAGGTGAACGCCGATGTTGAGGGCTAAGCCTTTCGTTGGCGTTCGCCTTATCCACGGGGTTCTGTCGGTCTATAGGGACAAAGGGGCCAAAACGGACTTTTCAGCCCTGAAAAACCCCAAGTCTCTAGCAGACATGGAGTTTATCGTCAAGCTGAATTTTCAGGAATGCACAAAGCGCACGCAAGACCTTGAGTTCGCCGAGCAAAACGGTTTTTCATTGGATATGAAGGTATGCACGCGCTACATTCCTGATGTAACATCTAAGTATAAGATTGTCATAGGCAATTCGCTATATGACACCCGGTTCCTTGACAAGACGAATACAGAAATATATTGGTACCTAACCAAAGCGAGGGATTTAGATGCTGCTTGACGATATTTCAAAGGCATTGCAGCCAATCGGTCTACAGGTATTCTACGGTCAAGCCGGTACGATGGACGGCGCTGACCTGTGGGACTACATCGTCTTTTGGCGCGATGTATTAAACCCCAACGATACGAAGCGGACGTTATCTGAGCAGTTCGTCGTATGTCTCGTGCAGGAAAATTACTGCGATGACTCGAAAAT